CCATCGTCGAGGATCTCAACCTCTCCAAGTACGTGACGTCAGACGGCGAGGTTGACAGTGAGGCCGTGGCCGAGCTGCGAAAGAAGTACGAGGGCCTAGCCGCCAAAGGCAAAGGCTCGACGCCGGATCCGCTCCGGCAGGGCCAGCGGGGGAGCACACCTGACAAGGGGCAGCTCTCGCTCGCCGACCTTCGCAAGATGACGCCCGATCAGATCGTGAAGGCCCGGAAAGAGGGCCGTCTTGCCGATATCGCTCGGGGCGTCGGGCGCGAATCCGACTACAGCTAACCGACTTTCTCCCTAGGAGGGATTTAGCCAGTGATTACCAACTTCATTCCCGAGCTTTGGTCGTCTGAGATCCTGATGGCTCTCCGGGCTCAGCTCGTTTTCGCTCAGCCTGGCCTTGTCAACCGCGACTACGAGGGCGACATCACGCAGGCGGGCGATACCGTCCACATCATCACGATCGGCGATCCCGGCGTGCGTGACTACACGCCCGGAGCCGATATCACCTGGGATGAGCTGTCCGACTCTGAGCAGACGCTCGTCGTCGATCAGAAGAAGTATTTTGCTTTCAAGGTCGACGACGTCAACAAGCGTCAGGCGGCCGGCGACTTCACGGCAGCGGCCGGCGTCAACACGGCGTACGGCATGTCGAGCGCGGTCGATACGTACATCTCCGGGCTGATGAACGCCGCTTCGACTCAGCTCACCGGGGCGACGAGCGCCGCTCCTCTGGCCCTGGCGTCCACTTCGCCCAACGATGCGTACGACAAGCTGATCGTGCCGCTGCGTTCGGCGATGTCGAAGGCCAAGATTCCACTGACCGGGCGCTACCTCGTCGTGAACAGCGACGTTTACGGCTTGCTTCTGCGTGACTCCCGGTTTATCAAGGTGAACGAGTCGGGCTCTGAGGACGGGCTTCGGAACGGTCAGGTTGGCCGTATCGCCGGTTTCGATGTCTTTGAGTCGCAGACTTGCCCGGTCGATGCCACTTCGAGCGACCCGGTCGTTATCGCCGGTCACCCGATGGGCCTCACTTTCGCTGATCAGCTCGTCGAGGTTGAGGCTCGGCGGCTGGAGAACCGTTTCGGCGACGGTATCCGTGGGCTTCATGTCTACGGCGGCAAGGTGATCCGCTCCGCGGCCTTCCACAGCGCTGTGGTCGCCGTTTCCTGACCGGCTTGAGCCGGCCCTGACCTAAGGGGTTAACCAATGAATCCATTAGCGACCATTGATGACCTTCAGGGCCGGCTCGGTCGCACCCTGACGGGCGAGGAGCTGACCCGAGCGAACAGCGCTCTCACTGACGCCTCGGCGACCGTGCGCAACTACACACGCCAGCAGATAACGCAGGCGACGTCTACGGAAACGTGCCGCCTCTACGGCGGCACGCTCACCCATGCCGGCGTTTGGTATCCGGTAGTGGTGCGGCTCTCCCAACGGCCGGTCACGGCGGTTACTGACGTCGTCGATCTGGACGGTAACGCTGTGTCGTTTTGGTGGGATGGCGGGCAGCTCGTGGGCCTGGCGCCGACCGCTACGACCGAAAGCTCGTTCGGCGATGCGCAGATATCGCCGTCGCTTCCGGTGAAGGTCACCTACGAGCATGGCTGGGCGACCGGCGATCCGGTGTATGACACGGTGACCGCCGTCGTCTGCTCTGTCGCGGCTCGTGCTATCGGGCGTGCGCCCGAGGATGGCGCGGTGCAACAGGAGAGCATCGCCGGCTATTCATACACTGTGGGCGTCATCGGCGCTGCCGGCGCTCTCGGGCTTCTGCCCGACGAGAAAGAGCGCCTATCACCGATCCGGGGCCGCAAGGCCCGAGCGATCGGCTTGTACGGATGAGTTTCGCCCGGCGTCTCAATCAGACCGTGACGGTTCTCACGGCCGCTACGAAGGTCGACCGCTACGGAAATACGGTGGTCGACTGGAGTAACGCCACGAGCCGCACAGCTTCGGCGTGGGTGGCTCAGACGGGCTCTACAGAGGAACTGCTTAGCCGTGACTCGACGACGACTGTCGCCGTCGTGTTCTTGGCGGCCGACGACCCGATCACGGCTTTGGACCGGATGACGGTTGACGGTGTGACCTATGAGGTTGATGGCGTGCCGAATCCGGCTAACGGCCGGATGGGTGCCGTGCATCACATCGTGGTACGGCTCAAGGATGTGGAGGGCTGACCGTGGCCGCTGAGATAACCGTCGTGCTGAATCATCAAGGGGTGCGTGACCTTCTCCGTTCGGAGGAGGTTCGAGCCGATCTGGAGCGCCGTGCCGTTGCTATAGCGGCGGCGGCCGGTGAAGGCTTCGAGGTTGAGACCTACCGGGGCGCGAACCGCTACCGGGCCGAGGTGCGCACGGCTACCGAGCCGGCGAGGCGTGCCGAGGCGACGGGCCGAATCCTCACGAGAGCGATCGACGCCGGCCGATGAGCGGCCGGGCTTTCTCGATCCTGTTCCCTGACGCTGCCGCCCTGGCGTGTGCTGTGCTGGCTGATGGCCTGCCGGCGCAGGGCTTCGCCGTGCCGACTGGCACGCGGGTACCCGATCCGAGACCGTCGGCGTTTGTCCGTGTGCTTCGGACGGGCGGCCTTAGGGACACACCTGTTACCGATTGGGCTCAGCTCACCGTAGAGGCGTGGGCTGACGACGAGGCCGAGGCTCAAGACTTGGCGCAAATGTGCCGGGCGCTTCTCATGGGGGCGCCCGGTTCGGTCGTGAACGGCGCGACGGTTTGCGCTTACAACGAGCTGAGCGCTCCTCAAAACCTGCCCGATCCCACCTCGGCCCAACCGAGGTACGGCTTCACTATTCGCCTTCGGCTGCGAGGAACGGCCCTCGCTTGACACAGGAGTAATCAAACATGAGCACTAACGCTGCTAACGCGCTAGTCGGCGTCAACGGGGCCGCCTATAAGGCTCCGGCGGGCTCGACACTGCCGACCGACAACACGACCGCTCTCGACGCGGCGTTCGTCGATCTCGGCTACGTTTCCGATGCTGGCGTGACGCAGAAGATCAATACGAGCACGACTCAGATCAAGGCGTGGCAGAACGGCGACATCGTCCGCGAGGTGCAGACTTCGCATGACCTGACGTATCAGTTCGCCATGATCGAGACCAAGCTCGACACGCTCAAAGCGTTCTACGGGGACGACAACTACACGGCCGGCGCTGGCACCAAGTACACCGTCAAGGTGAACGGTGAGCAGGGCGTCCGTGGCGAATGGTGCCTGGAGCTGCTCGACGGCACCAACACTGTCCGCGTCGTCATCCCTGACGGCCAGGTGACTACCCGCGGTGATGTCATCTGGAAGTCGGACACGGTCGTTGAGTACGACGTGACGATCACTTGTTACCCGGATGCCAACGGCAATAAGGCGTACATCTACGGCGGCTGACGGCCGCTCGGGCGAATAGAGGCGGCCTCTCGGGGCCTTGCATGGCCGGCGCGAATCCGGCCTCGCCCGCTCGCGCTCGCTTCGGTCTCGCAGGTGGCCGAAGCGAGCGCGTTTAAACACCTGCCTACCTGCGCAACCTAAGGAGATTTCTACATGGCTCGTCGAGTCAACCTCGCCGCGTTC